TTGAGTGAGCTATCGTCAATATCATCTGCGAGATTTTTGTAAAAATCATCTTGTCCTCCTTGTGTAGATGTTTCTTCGTAATTAACTACTGCACTACCATCCTCTAGTAATACAGTATTTTCAGGGTCAAAAGCAATTTCTTCTGACTCTTGGTCATCGACTTCTATTTCGATATCTTCTTCGTCTGTTACAAGTTCAATAGGTTTTTTCTTTTCTATAGCCATTTATACCTCAATAATAAACAAATTCTTTTACATTGTTTTCTAAAGTTTCGTCTTCATAATCGGATGGATGTCTCACGAATCCTCCTTGACGAAACCGTAAAAGGGCTTGTGTAGTCGAATCGACCAAATCATCGTGGTCTCCATTAGGAAATTCTGTAAGTTCTTCAACAAGTTCTTCTGCCCATCTTGTTTCTGGCACCCAAACCATTCCTGATTCGAAAAGTGGTGCCACTGCGTTAGTCCTAGCAATTTTATCTTGCCCCCTATTAGGCGAATAATTTTGTACAGGAATACCCATAGCTCGTAATTCTTGTGTTAATGGCATTCCTGACGCCTTAGATTCGATGATAACTGAATCTGGCTCCCAATGTAAATAACTTTCGTGAGCAACTTGTTTTAATTCAGGAAAAGTGTACCTATCTCGGATAGAATCAAGTAAAATTATATTAGGTTCATCGCCTTCGTTTACATAAAATACGCCCCAAGTCGTAATCGCACTATAATCAGCCCTTTCTGACTTCAAAAATGCTGTATCGTAGCTCTGTATTATAAAACTAACTGCTGGAGGGCTCGATTTTTCCCAAATTTGGATCCATTCTTTCTTAATTATGGCTCCATCACCTCCTGTTGGCTCTTGCATCCATTGAGCAGACCACTTCGAATGGGGTAATGAGGCTCGTATTCCTTCTAATTCTTCAATTTTCCAAAATTCTTCCCAAACTGGCTTACCAGATGGCATAATTGCAGGAAATTCTATCAGTTCCCACTTATCTGCTTTTAAATCTGACATCTGTGCCTTTAATAATTGACCTGTTAAGTCCTTTTTTGACCACCTTGTCATCACTAAAATGATAACTCCTCCAGGTTGTAGTCTTTGTCGTGGTCCAGAAGTGTACCATTCGTATGCCATTTCCATTGCTGTTTCGCTTAAAGCGTCTTGTTCCGAATGCGGATCGTCAATTATTAAGATATCTGCACCTCTACCAGTGATCGCACCCCCTACACCAGACGCAAAATATTCGCCACCTTCGGTTGTTTCCCATCGACCTGCTGCTTTTGAGTCAGCACGTAATGAAACATTAGGAAAAATTTCTTTATATTCTCTCGTATCAACTAAATCTCTAACTTTTCTACCAAAACGTACAGCAAGTTCACCTGTATGTGTTGCTTGGATTATTTTTAAATCAGGTCGAATACCTAAAAGCCACGATGGAAGCATATAAGAAGACATTTCTGACTTCGAATGTCGTGGTGCCATATTAATAATTACTCGTTTTAATTCACCTTTTGCGATTTTATTAAATTGTTCGCACATAATTCGGTGATGTGCTCCTTCGATAAACGAACTCCACATCGTTCTAACAAAGGTTAAAAAATTTTCTCGGCATTCTCCTTGAAGCTTTCTTCGTTTTAATTCATCCGTTATTAAATTTAATTCTAATAATTCATCACGTTTTAAAGTTGTTAAATCTGTTGTAGATATAAATTTTTCTACGTCTGTTAAATTATTGAGATGGTTCATTTTGTGTTGCTATATCTGCAAGTTTTTTCGTAATTGCTCCTAAATCGAAACTACTAAGTGTATCTGCTGCAGTTTGCATGATTCCTGTACCTTTGCCTTGTACAGCGTCGCTTATATCACTTAAAGTTAATCCTTTTGATATAATTTGAGCAAAAGGTTGTACAGGAGAAGGAAGAAAAGATAAAATACCTGTGCCAAATTTAACAAAGTCTTTTGGTCCTTGAAACTGGTTTTGTAAAAAATCTTGAAAAGACATACCTTGAGCCATAGGCTTCCTATCAGAAACTCCTTGTCTTGGGACTCCTCCTAACCCACTTATTTGAACATTTGGTGAGGCTCCTAAACCTTGAATCGCTGCTTGTGTTAAACCCATAGTTGTTGGAGTATTTCCTGGCATGCTTCCAAATGTATTTGGAATACTACCAATATCAACTGGACCAATTCCAGGATCGCCTAGGCTTGCTAGTCCCTGAAAACCTATATCAAATGATGGGTCATCTCTGTTAGAGTCATTAACCATATTTTACATATAAACTATTTTTTGAAAAAATAAAAGCCTTTAGAAGGTTCCTATCCCAAAATTTTTGAGATATCGGCTGAGAGCCTTGCACTTTAGTGCTTAAATAAAGATGTTATCTGTGGTTAGGGTGGTCGGTGGTAAAATATAGCGTTTAGTAATAGGGTGGTAGTGGCTTGATAATGATAATCATTATCATTTAGTAGGTAATAAAAAAGGGGCTAGTAGTTAGCCCCTTTTATAGTTAGTTAGCTAACTTCCCAATACTTAGGGGCTGGGTTAGTACCACTAGACCACTTACCTAGACTGCCTAACTGTTTAACATAATGCCCTAACACTTTATCAACGTTAGTAGGGGTAGATTTTAAATCATAGTGTTCAACCCCTGATTTATTATTCTTTAGTAGTTCAGCTTGTAACTGGCTTTTAGTAGCCTTACCACCTAACTTAGCAAGGGTTAATACTAATACCCTAGCTTGCCCACCTAAAGGGTTAGCCTTTAACACTTCTTCAATGTTATCAACTAACTTAAAAGTATTGGCATTAATCTTACCACCTGCTTTAGGGGGTACAGCCACTAGGGTATTTAAGTTAAACTTATTTTGGTTAGTAACCACCTTATTAGTATTAGTCATAATATTTCTACCTTTCTTGACTAGTTATAGGGGCTAGACCACCTAGCCCCTTACTTATTATAGTATACTAATATTTACTAAAGTAAAGCGTTTATTATTTCTTTCTAGGAAAATGTCTATTTCTTTTTAGGAAATAATCGGTCGGTCTGTCTATCGGTCGGTCTGTCTATCGGTCTATCTATCATTGCTTCTTTGTATGTATGTATATATGTACTCGTTATATTATCTTTTGTTGATGAAAGGTGATGATGAAAGGTGATGATGAAAGACGGCAGTCAGTCAATCATACAAATTTTCTTTATCAATACTTTCCAGTCAAATGGCGAGCTTTGATGATGAATAAGATCTGATGATGAAAGAGTACGTTCTCTTAGATTGATTGACTCGATTCCTGGAATCAACCATAACTCTCGTTTTGAATGATCGTATGAAAGAATCCATGAAACACCACCTGCGTTTGCTCTACGCATGTGCCATGCGCATTGTTGAGGCGAGAGATTGATTGACTGAGGCGAACCGAGTTTGAGTTCAATCCAAACCTCTTTGCCTTGCCAACATGCATTGACATCAGGAACCCCTGTCCCTAATGAACCAACCTCAATCCTTTGCCAATGAACTTTCGGCAGGTTGGTTTTCAATGCTTGGTATAATGCTTTCTCCGTCTTCATGATTGATTGTTTTTATGTTGCTCCCATCAACAATTTGCTTTATCCTTGATATAAGATCCTCCGATGACATAGTCTCCATCTTTGATACCATTACTTCCTTACGATCAATATAAAGTCCTGCGACCTTACCTCTTGACACCTCTGCCGAGATCGCCGCAGCAATTTGTCCTGAATCCTTTGCTTCGTCACGCAAATGGGAAAGTTCTGTTAGATGCGAGTCAACACTAACTTCTGCCCTTTGGTTTTGTTTATCCAAAAGTTCGATAATGAAATTTGCAACTAATGGATTTTTGCGAAGCATCGCAGAACCTTGAACTTTTGAGCCAATCATGTCTTTGGTAAAGCCTGATTTTCTTGCTGCTTTTGCAGCAGACATTCCTTCAACATACAGTCTACAAAACTTTTTATGCTTTGGTAATAAAGGTCTGTGTCTCTTACCATCTGGGGCGATCCAGTAATTCCCACACTCTGATGGCAAAACTGGAGTATACTCGAGGTCTCTCATCAATTTGTCCTATTCATACTTTCAAGATGTATGATATCACAAATCTTACCAAATACAATGTAATTTTAAAATGAATTTATGTAATCATATCATAAAATCTTTCTCACGACCCTTTATCTATAGCTTGATATATCATATTTGAAATCGAAATATCATACCCATGATTCAAGGCTCACAGTGCATTACAAGCAATTCTATGACATTATGACATTATGATGGAGTTTTATGTATTTAAAATGTGAAAAGTGTTTAGATGAGACATTGGGGCATTTCTGCCCCTGTCATTAAATGTTTAATTCTTCGTTACTCATTAACTCTTCGTTGAGTTTATCAGTTTCTGCTACTACTGGACAGTGGTATACAGTTCTTTTGAATACTTTTGTAAAAACTTTTTGAAAAACTCTTTCTACTTTTTTGTATTCAGTGTTTAACTCAGCGATATCGTTTTTATGTAAATCAAGATCAAGTTGATCTTGTAATGAAATAATGCCATCTAATCTTGATTTCAATTTATTCAGAAGTTTATCGTAGTTCATACTGTCTCCTTTTCTTCTCTAATGAAAAAAGTATAAACATCGTTAGGCTGTTCTTTATCGACCAACTTTTCCATATCAACTAATGCACGACCAGCCCTATCAAAAGAAGTATAAATTGTACTAAATACTCTTTCAATGGATGTTGGGTATGCGTCTCTGCGAAAGTACCTCAAATGATGACAACCTAGTCGATATGTTGTCTTTGGTTCAGTCGCTTTTATCAAATTTTCTACTAATGTATTAGTCATTTTTTCTACCTTTCTAACTAAATTTTTAATATATAAATAGTATACAAAAAGATTAAATAGAAATAAAACCGAAACCTTTCTTTTTAATCGTAAAAAAAAGGGGCTGTAAGCCCCTCTTTATTATTAAGCGTCCAGTTGAATGTAACCAGCTTCGGTTAACATTTTTCTGTAAAAGTCATAAATCCTTTTCGGTGTTTGAACAGATTTTAAACCGTTCTCTACCATAGCATCTACAACTGCACCCTGTGTGGCTTCACCTCCCAATGCTTCGAGAGTATTAAGAACAACCATCGCTTGATCAGCAATCTTTCTGTTCTCAATAGACTTAGTCAATAACTTTACTTTTCTGTTATTGAACCCATTTTTAGATGGTGCAGGGATTCCTGAATTACCAACTGGGCTATTCTTAGTTTCTGTTGTTTTCGCAACTTTTTTTGCTTTAGTCATAACTTTCTTCCTTTCTATAAATATTTAAGTTATACCATTATGATACTTGAAAACCTTACTATAGTAAAGGGCTTTCTAATCTTTTTTATCGATTACTCGGCACTTAATTTAACTGTCAACTCTCGGTTATGTGTAGGCTTCTTAGTAGTCCATGGTTGAACTTTTCCGTGGACAAAACGAACACGACGTAAAAAATATTTTACGCCATCATTTGAAGCAGGAAGATCAAGATTACGAAACTCACCGAAATCTTGGATCGTAAGAAGACAAACATCTTTAGTAAAACCATCTTCACAATATCCCATTTTTTTACCAATACGATCAGGAATCTCCCAACCAATTTGATAAATATAGTAACGTTCAAATATCTTTTGAATAGACTCAATAAATTCATGAGCCTCAGTTTCATAAGATGTACTAGTTAACTCCATACAGTGATTACCAAACCATTCTTGCTGAACATGACGATAACCATGACCATCAATATAAATAACTAAAGCAATAACAGAGTAGTAAGAATGAGTAACATGAAGTTCAGTAGTCTCATCAACTACAAAAGTTAAACTAGAACCATTATCATAACAAAGACAAAACTCATTAGTTTTTTCCAATTGAGTATCATCGAAGAGTTGAATTAGCCGACCTTTTAGATCCATCCAATTCGTTCTGACTGTTAGATCAGTCGAGTCTTTTGTTTTTGTCATTCGACTGCTCCCCTCTCTAACTCGTACCTAAAGTAATTCCATGTTTCATCGTGAACATGAATAATATATAAATATTTTTGGTCAGTATATTGATAGATATCGTACTTAACCGTTCGATCATCTGACTTACACTGTCCAACAAAATGTAAACCATTTTGTCCATGATTCATTGTCTCAGGGATCTCGCTTGGATGCTCTGGGTGAGCAGGATCTTCGAAATGCCAATATTCGCAATATCCGAAACCATTACCATCTTCATTACCTAAGTGTTTCCACATATCGTTCTTCCTTTCTAAAAATTATTTTTTATTTATATATAGTATAGCTTAAGATTAAAACGAATTAAAAACGAAAGTATTCGTTTTAATCGTAAAAACCCCACAGTCGTTAAACTGTGGGGTAAAGGTAGAAAGTGTCACAATTATTACATTGTGACGAGTATGACTATGTCCATGACGAACTGAACATAGTCCATGAAGTTAAGCGTCTGCATATTGAATAGCCAAATCTAAGGCTTTCGCTTTTGTGTTCGCTCCAACTCCAAACCATGCTGAGTGTAGTGCATTACCCTCACCTTTTGAAGAACGTTGATGATCTTCTTTATAGGTAACTCCGTTCAATGCACCCCACCATGTTCCTTTAGCTGACTTCATTGTTGCTCCTGGAGAAGCATCAATATTTTGAAGGACTTGCTCGATAGTCTTATTGATATTCTCTCGTACGATAAACTCAGTATCAGGTGTTTTCGCTTTCTCGATAAGCAACTTTGGTTGATAAAGTTCAGCAAGATAATTGAGAAGTGGTTCTTCTTTATACTGCCTCGATGCAAGAAACTCGGACTTATCTTTAAAGTCTTTAATTGCTTGGCTACTTAGTCCAAGGGCTTGCTCTGCAGCCTCTCGTACTTCAGCATCGAACTGTTTTACATGGGGCATACGAAGTGCTGTCCCATTACCTCGCAACGCCATTGTAAGTGTATTGTTACATACAACTCGTATCGGTGTAAACTTAATCGTCATAGCTTTACCTGCAGTGTGTGGCTGATTAATCAAAAGATAACCTTTTACTTCGTCACCACCAACTAACTTGAAATCATCTGCAAGTTTGGCTAAACCCCAAATCTCACCACCATCTTTAAGTGAACCTGCAGTCTCCATTTTCATGTGACCTGCTTTAGTAAACTTAACGAAGAAATCAAAAATCTCGTCGTTTTGTATTGGGATATAATTATCACCACAATGCGATAAAACTCTTGAATCGTTATCACGAACAATAAAGTGATGCCCCTCGCAGTGCATTACTCCAGTCTTTTCGTGATACTCTGGATCAGTAATAGTATAAGCTGGTCGCTTACTTACTGTCCAATCAAGCTTTGCAGCTTTCTGCATTTCTGCAGGTGTCAAGTCATCGCTGACTTGAGTGCCTAGCTTATGCCAAGGAACTTCGTTAGCATAAGCCATCGTTTCGATTTGATGTGCCATAGTCTTTCTCCTTTCTGCAAATCAAATTAATTTACTATATTTATTATAGTAAACCAGAATAAAAACGATTACTATTACAAAATAATGCTTTTAATCGTTTTTTGTTTAAGCTATCATTGATTGAACGTAATCCAAACTATAGGGCTCAGTCTCTCCTCCAGATTGAGCCTTTTTTAAATTGTTCCCACTTATGTTTTTTAATGATGCTTAAAATCTCGTCTTTGTTCGAACATTCTTTATTTAAAAACATTCCAACAATGGCATCACTAGACAAGCCCTTTTTGACTTGTCTAATAATTGCGTTTTTCTTCATTTTTCACGAGCCTTTTGTAATCGATCAATAAGTTCAATTATATTATTTTGTGCTTTGATCGTAGCTTTCAATCTAATATTTTCTTCTCGTGCTTCTTTAACTTTTTGTTTTAATTCAGCAAGTTCTTTTCCTGCGTCACGAACAACTTTGGACATTTTATCGTCATAAACTTTATTGACGATATCGCCCATATTTGAAATAGGATCATTCATTTTCTTTTCCTTTCTTTTTTAATTGTGATAAAGTTATCTCGGTCATCCTTGCTGGTAAAACAACTTTATTGTTACAGTCGGTACAACAAGCATTTCTTTGATTATTTTCGTCTTTATAAGGTGCTATAGGCTCAGGGTTTTCACCCTCATACCAATAGCAGTCTTCACCATCCTTATCTTTCCCAAGATACTTTGGCTTAATTGATTCTTGACAAATGCAACAAACCATGATTTTAGTTCTATCAATCACGCCATACTCCTTTAGCTTCATTATAATCTTCTAAAAAGTCTCTCATTACTTTAGTTG